GTGATACACCTGCTGGAAATACCTTTGCTGATCAAATACCGTCATTCGTGTGTTTACCAGTTTATCGACCGTTCGGGCAAACATTTCGTAGTAGGCATGAGCTAACCCCAACACCTCTCGTGCTTCTGCTGCCTTAGTCATGACATTCCTGGTGTGTTTAGCGTAGAACGCACCACCGCCCCTCAGAGCTACCGATAAGGTGTTCCAGCACACTACCCTAATCGGTGTGATCTGCATCCGCAGGGCTTGGCTACCATCATGGGAGTTGCTGAGAAGGATATAAGGCTGAACTGTGTCGCCTGGTAAAACTTTTATATCCTCTGGCAATTTAGCCAGTATCCAAATCCTCTTGCCCCCATAAAGTGACCCAGCGGTATGATACACCGCCTCGCCTTGCGCTATCGTTTTGTCAAAAAACGAAAACGCTTCATTATTCTGAACTGGCTGATAACCGCTTCCCATGATACCGAAAGTTTCCTCGGTATCTGATCGAACTATGGCCGACTTGCCCTCAATTTTTACGAATCCCTCATCTAGATTCATGACATATACTGGCCTGGTTTCTACGTTCCATCCTAACCCAGCAGCTTCTATCGCTTCCGCTGCTGTTGCTGGCCCGTCTAACCTAACCCCCAGCCTGTGCCAAGGAGCCTCACCTGTGTACATCATTCCATCTGTTGCTGTTATTCCGCTGGGCATTTTTTCACCTCTTTCTGCAGTTTCCTGCGTTCGTTCTCAACCTCTGCTGCCAACTTGAGTATCCGCATCAATTCCGCGAACTTGCCTACGAATCGCATATGCTCACCTTCCTTTCTGATATGCCATAATTATATAGTAGTTGTAAACTAGTGTCAACCCCTATAGTGTGCTATTTTATACAATCTATAAATTGAACATAAAAACGTAGGCCCGAAGAGCGAAGGTGACTCTCTCCGAGCCTACGATGGCAGAAAGCGCACTGTGCTGAAGCTCCACAGTGCGATTACATATTCTATCACATTTACAGAGTCATATTACGATGTTGCTGGCTCCGCTATAGTAACTTCAACATTATCCTCGATGGTGATATTGGCCCCTGTAACATTCGTAGCCACAGTGAACTCTTTAGTAGAAAAGCCGTCACCCATTCCGATCTCGTTCAATAAAATGGAAATCGTGCCTACATTCATTCTGGAAAGCACACATAGACCGCCTTTCGTGTAGAGATTGGTCAATCTCATGGTATCTACCTTGCCATTTACGCCACTCGTAGGAGCTTGAATCCAGATACGGTCGTATGTACCGCCCGAAGTGACCATCGCATCAGCTTGTTGATGCCCCCCACCTATGGCTCTCATTCGTGAGGTGCCAGGGCTTGGCGCAATCGACTGGCCGTCACTGGAATTGCCACGAATTATGATAGTGTGTGCCTGTATATCACTGAGTTCGAGTTTCTTACACCGGCTCTTCTCAAATATCAGGTGACCGATTTCAAGCCGTGTATTCGTCCCACCAGTTACCACATTCCCTGATATTTGTACGACGTTCTGCTGGCCCGACGGCAATGCACTTCCGGTAAAAACCGTTCCCACCGAGACGTTCTCGATGGTAATTTCCCTCACTGGTGTGCTGCCTAGGTCGATGCGTAGAGTGTTTGAGCCTTCGATTATCTGTGTAGGTATATCTAGAGGAGCATTTTGCCCTATAACAGATGCTGCATAAACGCCTGGATCTCTATTGGAAAAACTTTTCTCCGCCAAAATAGTCTCGTTTACGACAACCCCCGTGGTGACCGTACTGCCCGCAATGAGCAATCCTATGGCAGTCTGAGGATTGAATCCACAGGCTCTAAGTAGGCTGTAGGGGGATTTCAACACGTTGAACGTGGCTTTCCACTTGGCAGACTCATCGTTCAGATACTGGACTTTGGCTAATATCCAATCACGGGCAGAGCGACATTTCTCGTAACTTTGACGTGGCGAACGCTTGATCGCCATAAGCGTCGCTACAAACCCACGCCATATCCAAACAGGTATCTTTAGCAAACCCTTGACGGCCATACAGAGGCTTTTCCACAACATCTTGGGGATTGCTATTAGCCCCAACCACAACATCTTGGGGATGGCGAAAATACCCTTCACAATCTTCCAGAAGGTCAGTATGATCCACATAATTGATTTCAGCACTGTGCTAATTGTCCATCGAGTAGCGTTGAATACCATTCGGAAGGGCCAAATCAGTAAACGTGCTAACGTGTTCATTCTGCCTCCTCTGTGGTGTTTATCCTTCGGGAGCTTCTAAAACCTTTAGGCTGACTCCACCCAAAAATCCGAGGAACCCGCCGATTATGCCAGTGACAACCTCTACGGCTTCCATTTTCATGCCTATCCAGATTCCAAAAACACTGAAAATTGTACCACAAATCAGAGCGCATAATATTTGCGGACGTATCCTACTCATTCTTCACCCCTAACCGAAAAATGCCCAATTTCTTACCGAAAACACTCCACTCGGTTATCGTAATATGCCCATCATCTAGCATTTTCTTTCCGTACTCCGCAACTATTCTTCTCTCCTCTGGAGTGTCTAGGGCATCAAACATACGTAACGCCAACTGCACTAAAGCCTTCGTATCTGGTGCCAAAAACCGCATCACTAATCCGAGCATGATTTCCTCCTTGTTATAGGCTCCTCAACAACGTGGATAATCTTCGTGGCCTACGATCTGGTTGCACAGATAATGTATTTGCGCTTGCATCGTAGCTTGTTCCCATTATGTAAAACGTTCTGAGGTCATCAAGTGCCGGTGTAGCTGCGCTGTGAGGAATGAGGTCTTGGATGCGCATTACATCACCAGATCGAACACGCCAAAGGGGCGTCTCTTCAAGCCGACCACCAGTATCTGTTTGTTTTACGGAAAATATTCGTCCTGTAACAGTAAATGCTTGTTGCTGCCGTGGATAAGATTTTTCAGCAACTAGCATTTGAGCCGAGTCTGATTGTGTATTGGCATTAGAGCCCGTTTGAATCGATATTAGCTCTTCTCTCCTTGGGTATAATACCAATGATGTTGCGTCGGTTTGCGTTGTTCCCTCTGTTGTCCCCACAACTGGAGTAATAGCATTTCTCAGGGTTAGTGCTGATTGAAGCAACCTCAAATTGTCAAGATTTTCTAAATACACTGCCCAATCTATACTCGTCACAGACCGCTTGAACAAATATGGCACTCGATCTTCCCATATAGCGAAAAACCATGTGGATTGATCGTCATCGGATAACTTCGTCAATTCGTTTATGTAATCCTGAGGATATTTTCTCGCACTGAGATCAATACCCACAAGATCTCGACTTCCAGCAGCGATATTGGTCTGATCACTAGATATTGTGGGACATTCCGTCGTCAAAAGCTCTTTGATAATAACGTCAATAGTATGTCCAGACCCACTCGTCCAGTTTGTTCTACTGCCGTCATCATCTGAGTACAATTGATCACGAGTAGCAGACCAGTATCCAATGCAGGTGATCATTAGTCCATGATTCCCACCTTGAACTGTAAAACCAATATCTACAATCCTACCTTCCCAAACTTTATAGTGTGCCTCAGAAATAAGCACTCGGTAAAAATGATATCCACGTTTCCCTTCACGGGATAACCATTGCCAAGCCTTATCAAATCCGATATTCAATTTGAAGGTGCATTGCTTGAACCCACCATTTAGGGCAGTCGTAAAAACCAGACTGCTGATCCGTTCTGTCAGATCATCCTTCAGCACTGGCGTTGTAAGGTTGTCGTCAAAAAGCCTGATTTGTAACTCTGCAGCCATTATGCACCAGCCACATACAGGAATCTCGGTCGATACGTAATACTAACGGTGTAATACTCTGCATCACCGACATAATCATCATCCTGCCCTACCATATAGATGCGTGTACCGTCTGGATGTGCTAGAGGACTACGACCTAACTGGTTTGATGGGAATGACTGGACTACATCCGAGGTGTTCATCAAATATAGTCCTTTTGTCTTGCTCATACTATCTAACAAAAGCACGTCAGTTGCTGCTGTTTTGCTGACGTAATTGCTTCCGTGATCCACAGGAAGCAACAAAACCCAGTCGATATACCAATAAATCTCCTGCCCCAATGCAAGCGTCTGATCTGCATTTAGCGCCTCATGTATGATCAGGGTAAACGTGGCCTCTGTTTGCCCTTCTGGGGTCGAAACTGGGGGAATAACCACTGATCCAAGATCCATAATTTCAGGGTTTGCCACCTCATTGATTCCCAAGCTATTACTAGACATGGCAACGAATGACGCAGTATCAGGGCTAGTGGTGTCCAGTATACTGACACCTCCATAACTATAATTTAGTCCGAATGTGAATATATTGGCATTTGGAGTGTTACCACCTCCACCAGTACCTTCACCATTAGCAACCCCAACTGCTGCAAGGCAGCGATAAATCCCTCTCGGAATAGTTCCCAACGCCCATTGATGTCGAAACCGTACGCCAGCAGCGAGATCACGTCCTGATCCACCAGAAGTGACCTCTGCTTTGCTGCTTCTAATACTATTCCCGCTGTACTTTGTCCCCGAAACAGTCTCGTCAGGTGTAAAAGTGAAGTAGGTTTGGGCAGCTGTAGCTGCTGCTGTGCTAGCTTCACCCTCTTTATATAGGTCTAAATCATATTGTCTTCCTGCGTGTCTTGCACCAGCCCAAAACTCGTCATGGTTCGCACTTTCAAGGATTCGTACTTGAAGCAGGGCAGGTACATCTCCCGGTACATCTGTAATATCTATAAAGTTTTGCTGGGTCTGTGAAGCATCCTCGAAATGGTTTCCAACTCTCATGCTGGAAGCCCATGCGACAGGCACAGCGGACGCCAGAACCGCTATTACGTTATCTATATATACTGTTCCAGTTGCATCAGCAGCAGTGGCCTCTAGGCGCAGCCTCAGCGTTACCTGAGTCACGCTGCCGGGAACAGTGTTGTTATTCGCAGTGAGATTCACAAACTCCGAGGCATTGACCGTTGTCGTAGCAGCCTCGACATCAGTGCCAGTGTTGTAGTCCAACTCCATAACAACCTTTGCATTAGATAGGGCATCCACCCGAACCCAACACTGGAACGACCACACCTCACCTGCATCTACATCAGCCAAAACTTGACTACGTTCTATAACCTGCCCACTACCACCTGAATCGGTCATCACGAGCTTGAGTGATGCCAGACCTTCCTTTTTGACGTTTGTATCTCTTGAGGTGGTTCCAGTTGCCGTCTTGCTTTCTGTCCAATCTGCTAGGGCTGTACCAGCTACCTCAAACCCTGCATCAAATACGTAATTCTGGATAGTTTCATCGGTTCCATAGGCAAACGGCTCACAAGATAACGTGAGTGTAGCGGTAGCAAAATTAGTGTTGATTTTATGTACTGCCCCAAACTCATCCCCAATCTGCAAAACGCCTTCCTGTACATAAAAATCAATTTGATTTGTGGCCCCTTCCCATTTTCTGCGTAGTTTCAGTTGGCTTCCGGCCCCCGTGGTCTGATACTCTGCACCACGCTCTAAAAGAGCATTGATAGCGTTCACATTAGCTATCAAAGTATCTTGATTCGCTCCTATTATCCGTAGAACAACTGTAACTATACGATTTCGATAAACTCTTTCTATCAGATCAGAACCGTGTCGAAACAGATTCACGCCACCTCTTGCTGTTCTCCTTGATGGGATGGGAGACAATAAAGATCGTGCCGAATATGCTGTATTGTCATTCAAATCCAGCGTAGTATCATCGTTGAGAAGTTGTAATGTCCACGCCATTTCACACTCTTCCTATTATCCTGCTAATTCTCTCTCTATTGCATCATTTAGCCCCTGATCAAGATCCATTTTGTCGCCGAATGTCTGGCCGTCAATCGATACAACTGCAGTTACAGCCCCGCCGGCTCCTTCCATAAAATCACTTGTTGTGTCTTGTTTCGGTCGTACCTGTTCTCCATAAACACCTTGCAATTGTTCCGGAGGTATTCCCTCAAATGCCGACCAGTCAGTTCTTCCGGCAAATCTTCTCTGATTCATGTCTGTTGGGCCACCCATTCCTTGTGACACGGATGAACTTCCTGACCCTCCAATAAGTGGTATTAGTGGGATATTTGCTTGTCCAAAGGAAATAACATTTATGGCTTTGATCATTTTATTTACAAACCCAATTATCGAGTTGACCTGACTTTGAAAGCCTTTTACGATGCTGTCCCAGATTTGGTGCCAATTGTCTCTTATGAATATCAATCCTTTGATCAGTGCGCCACCGGGAAGCAACCACCCGAACTTACTATCAAACAGATCACGAATGAAATTGAAAACTGCTTGCGTTTTATCTCGTATACCAAGGAAATTAGTCGACCAAGCAAGCGCAAGAGCAGCTATTGCTAGAACAATAATTCCTATCGGGCCTGTCATTATTGCAAAGGCACCAGCAACCGCTGGGGCTATAGAGGTAATGGCCCCAAACGCTAACATCAGAGGCCCAGCAACCGCTAACAACGCTCCAATTGCACCGACAATCGGAACTATAACCGCTGTTAGTTTCGGGTTTTCCTCTGTCCACTTTGTCACTTTTGAAATAAGTTTTTCTATTCCTTCAGCTAGCTTTGTAACAAATGGGGCAAGCTGCTCGGCAATCGTCATCATGACCCCTGTCATGCTGCCTTTCATCGTAGACATGGCGTCAGTGAGCTTTGCGGCTTTTTCCGCAGCTTCCTGATCCATTACTAATCCCAAATCGTGGGCTTTTTGTTTCATTGCATCAAGGCCCTCTTTGCCACTAGCCAACATGGGCAACAGGTCTACTCCTGACTTACCAAAAACATCCATTGCAACAGCAACTTTTTCGTTCTGGTCTGTAAGCCCCGCCAATGCGTTTGTGAGTAGTTCAAACTGCTCCTCTGGTGACTTCCCGGCTAGGTCATCCGTTGTGACACCGAGCTTATCTAAGGCATCTGTAGCAAGCGCAACTCCCTCCCCGGCCTCTGAAATGGTGCGCTGCATTTTCCTGACGCCAGTTTCCATGCTTTTTAGAGATGTGCCAGACAAGTCCGCTGCCACCCGTAGTTCCGACAGGGTTTCCGTTGAAAATCCTGTCCTCAAAGCCATTTTGTGTACTTCATCCCCAGCACTAGCAAATGAAGCTAGGCTTTTGGCTGCGAAACCAGTAATAAGGCCACCGGCAGCCGTAGCACCGGCCCCTACTTTCTTCATTTTGTCTCTAATACCATCAAGACCCTTACCAGCCTTCTTGGTATCAGCCGTAACATTTATAACAACTTCATTGCTTGCCATTTATAAACTCTTTGAGATATTCGCTAGATTTTGTGCCGTTGATTTCATTGTCGCTCCACGGGTATCCTCTTCATGATCTCCAGCCAAATATAAAGTGGTATGCATCTTGAAGATCAAATCCATGTCTTCCGAAAGCAATTGAGATGGTAGACAGGAGTATCTTTGACATAATGTGTCTATCATTCTGGCTTTTTGTAGAGGCCACGGCTCCCTTAGTACATTCCCCTGCCTATCTGTCCCGCCACCAACAGCTTTCCAGCGTTCTAGCTCTCTCCTAAAGGGAGGGACGGCTGTGTCGCTACCTCCACCCATTGTTCAATTATCAGATTCGCTAACTGAATAGGTATCTGGCCCATACCCTTTCCAGTTGGTTCTATTTTCAAGCCGTCTTCATCCTCTATATTCCACGACTCAACAATCTTGTTTCCAACCACATCAAACACTTTGAGTTGCTTATCCTCAGCAATGAGGTCTTGAATGTCCATAAATGTCTGAACAGGAACATCGAGACGAACAACCACCTCGGCTCCCTCCCAGTCTCCATGAAACACCAGTCGACCTGTTCTTACTGGCAGTCGAAATCCCTGCGCTTTCTGCGTAGCTATAACCATTATACTCTCCTATTATGCCCACGTTGGAGCGGTGCCACTCTGCAAAACTGCTGGCACACTGAATGTCAATTCACCTGCTGCCGACCTACTGAGTGCATAATCCGTCAGCAAACACTCTGCAGGAAGGGTTTGCCCAGACATTACCAGTGTGACAGTCCGTGCAACAGAGGCAGACGCAACCGTCTTGAATACGTCGTGCGACTTGTTACTCGCATCGTTGAACACTCCATTGAATGTCGCACTAAAATCTGCTAATAGTAACAAGCGCTCTATTGCTGCCTTGTCAACGCCCGTCACGTCCTGTACTCCTCTAGGAATAGCCCAATCTACAGCAGTTAGGTCATTCTCTAACGCTCTTGCAGTACCACCTGAATCGTCAACGGCCACGGTCATTGTTGGGGCTTCCTTTGCCATGATTACCTCCCGTTTCTCTTATAAGATTGTTCGTTGAACTCGTCGATCCATCGTTCCGATTCCATAGCGTCTCGTTCCAATCTGGATGGTTGCCTATCAAGAGCATTGACCGTGAGCCATGGCCCACGTTCTAACCTTATATAGTGCGCTCCAGCCTCGGAACGAAAGCACTGTTGACCTGCCTCGAAGATGTAATTATGTAAATCACCCTCCTTTACCATTTTGTATCTACGCTTTCGATCTGCCCTGATATAGAGATCGTTGTCGCTTCCTATAACAACTTTCGTCACCCACCCAAGCAGATAGTGAGGGCAGTCAACCTCTTGGCAGGTTGCCGATCTCCAGTGACTCGATTTGGGCCACGTTGCCTGAAATACCTTACTAATATGCTGTATCATCGACCGATTCGCCTCTTCGATACATAACAACAAACTTGGCGTTGTTGAAGGTTCCTGTGGATGTGATCCTCAAATATCTGTTTACCGTTCCTGATACTGTTACCCTTTCGGCCTTCGGTTCTGCTCCATCAGCAATAGCGGAAAACGAAACAAGATCAGACCACGACGATCCATTGGTGGAATCCTCAATTTTTACCGTTGGACTACCAGAATTGATATCGACCATCTGTATATAGGCAGCGAGTCCATTGCTAGTGCTGGCTCCATCATCCTTAGTGGCTTCTGATCCAGCACTGGATTGAGTAATCTGTCCATTGGACAAGAGAACGCCCCATTCTAGAGGGGTTCCCTGCCCTAAGCATTGGACGGATGCACTCCATGCTTTATCCTGGGTTTTGCTGGGGTCATAATTGATCTGCTTCGCTACAAGTCCAGCAGCAGGAGAATCAGTCGCCACACCTCTAGTGTAGAGAACCACAACATCGGTGGTGGGCAACGGACTTATTGCCGTGTGTGCCAGATTCGTGCCATCATCAAACCATGTGCTAAAGCTGATCTCCCCATCTCCATGCCCTGCTAGTCGAACCATTGCTGCGCTTTCTATTACAGGGGTATCAATTGTGGCTTTGCGCCCTGCTATCGTATCAACGGCTGATACATCACCAGAGAGATCATGTCCGTCTATATAAAAATTATCTGTGATTCCAGTCTGCTTTGCCATCTTATACTCCTGTCCCTACAAGCGTTGCGCTACCATTTACCACCAATGGTATTGTGATGTCACAAATGCGATAGATAACCCCACCAAGCTCGACATACCCATAAGCAGCAGACATACTCGTTCCATCCATCCCTGCTGCATCAATCGACATGATGCTTGACTCCAAATCGGTATCACCGAGTAGATTTTCCATTAGTTTCGATACAACAACGGCTATCTCTGTCTCTAAATTGATCTGCGGATCTGATTGTTCGGATAACATATCTTTATAGATGCGGAGCATCACAACATGGGATTCCCGTGTCTCTCCACCTACGTAGATTGATGTGATCCCAACAGAAGTCATAAAACAGGCAGCGTGGAATCCTTGGGGCAAAGATCCCTTGGGTTCTCCAATCCGGACAGACTGAAATAGCCCCAAATCTTGGACGTAGGTTTGAACTGCACTCAAGCTATCACTTATATCAAACGCCATTATTTACCACCGAGTTTCTTCACATATTTCTTGGTTTGATCCTTTGCTTCTTTTTGCATTTCCTTCTTGAGCCATTCCCCTGTTTGACGAAACGCATGATACCCCTTGAATCGTTTCCGAGGGCCTCCCCCAAACTCTAGCCAAGGCCCATAGACAACACCACTATCGGTAATGATCGCATCTAGTCCCGTGCGTTTACCTTTTACATTTCTCCTATAGTTTCCTGTGCTGGCTTGTCCGGGTTCTGCCTCTAACTTCGACTTATACACTCCGGGCGATGGTTTTGGCCTGAGAACTATGCCAAGTCGCTGTTCGCCCATCTCCATCATTTTTTGGGCAAATTGCTCGGTCATATTCTTTATAATTTTATCGCCCTTCTGGAAAAGCGGGCCTGTTTGCGTAACCTTCATCCCAACTGCTGGCATTAGATCAACGCCTCTCTAACCCTGCGATAATAGGCCACCATAGACTTACGCAATTGACCTAAATCCCGACCATCCAACTCGGTCGCTCCATCTCCTGTGCCAACGGATAGTCCCCATCCAGAATGTTCTTGATGATAGGTAGCAATGGACTCAGCAAGGCACCAGCGAGCAATATCAGCTTCTGGAGCATACTTACTAATTGATGCACCATCGGAGTGAGATGCTGCCGTGGTTCCGTTGATCCCACGTTCAATAGTGAGGGTGCGGTTCACATGGCAAGCCACATCATCATTATGCGATGCTAGTACAGATCCATCCCAAGCCCGAACTACAGTCAGATCATTGGTGCTAACTGACACAACGTACATCTGCTCTGAATCTAGACGGATAATCTCGCCAGCTAAAATACCGTGGCTACCATCCAGTGTGACGGTGACCGTGGCATTGGTAGCAGCCAGGTTGCTTCCCATGTTGAGGAGAACGCTTGCCCTAGCAGCAAATGTTCGGTCTGATACAAATACCTGCTCACTATCAATCAAAAGCGTGTCTCCGACGTCAATTTTACTGGCATCGGAGACAATAAGTGTCGTATCACTGGAGCTAATACCTCCAGAATCATCTATCGTTCCAGCCCCTTTCGTTGCATTTCCCCATCCCCAGCTACCTGCAACGCTTATGCTGCGTTGAGGTGTATCCCCAGCTTCAAATGAAGCTGTACTTGATAGATCAATTTCTATGCGGTTATATCGAGTATTTCCATCTGATTCGGGGTTGTTTGGCTCTAAAAAGTAGTCCGAGGACGATATTGTTGTTGGACTAGTGTTCTGAGCCTTCGTTTGGAGGGTTGAAACGGAGAGAAGGTCTTGATCTAACCACAACCAACTAGCCCTACCTGGCCTTGGTTGAGGCCATCGATAGAGTCTTGTTTGTGTTTTAGGAATAAAATGTCGCCGTGTCCAGCGGTCTATATCTCGGCTCGATGCCTCGATAACACGCTCAACGGCGTCATTGAACTGACTACCATTCAAACTGATAGCGGTTTTTACTCGCTCTCGTGATGTATACCAATTAGCCATATCCCACTCCAATGCTTTCTATGGATAAGGTTGGCCCTATATATTGTGGCTATATATTCTTTGGCCCACCATTCCACGTATAATTACCCATTGGGCAATTCCTACGCCCTGCTGGATGTATATCAAGCACAGATCCATCTATAGGGCAAGCGACCGGCGGTGCTGAATCGTCTCGTTGCCGTGTCGCCTTGTTTTCCTGACTTATCGCTTGTAATTGCTCCCAAGACATCTATGTATTACCTTCCCATGTCAGTTGAAAGGTTTTCTGTTGACCCAACCACCTCTTTTTGTACTTTGCCATTCGGTGATTGTTGAACAAACGCCATATCGTTTATCTCAAGCAACCAATCATCTCCTTCGATATTGAAGCTGTCTCGCAACGCTCGAATGTAGGTGTTGATCAATTGCTCTATCTGTTGCCTTTGTGCTAGTAAAGCACGTAATGATTGCCTGGCGCTTTCTGGTATCTCAAAACGACTTAGTTCTGACATAGTACCCCCACTTAGGATAATGCGATAAATGCAGCACTGCTTGTCTTCCACCCTTCCGTGGCTAGGGTGCTATCGCTATCCCCAGCCCGAACCTTCGACCACAGATTTCTGTATGTCCATAGCTTCTGTTCGTCTGCCTGACTTAGACCACTAAACTGCGGGTTTCTACTAAATCTGGTCTGAGCAGCAGAAACGAATGTTGCCACGTCATTATGATCAGTCGTGCCCAGGGCAGTAAGCAAACGTGCTATCTGAGCATCGCTGCCACTCATGCCCACGGCTGTCAAATGTGCCTGTGTTGTTGCCTTATTCGCCACTATATCTCTCCTAGCGCCAACCTGCCCCGTGTGCTTTCAGGAAGCCTTGCATGCTGCTCTGGACTCAAAACATTCACAAGGTTGATCATGTCCTCCCTCATCTGGCTGATAGCCCCGTTGTGAAGCCTCTGCAACTGCGTTGCGTTTATGAGTCCTCTATTCTTCAAACTATCTCCTAATATTCCCGTATCAACCAACGTCTTTTCGTTATACTGCACGAAGTCATCCCACCTGTTTTTGATTACCTTGTCCGGGCTGACTACCAGATCAAACGCTCTCGCTAGTGCTGCGTCGTCGTATTGATCATAGGCAGCAGCAGCCCCATCGTAGAAAATGTCACCGTCTTCATCAACTATGAACTTGAGGCCAAGAGAACTTCCATCCCATATGCCCACCGCAAACAAACAGGCGTTAGCACTTGGGTTTGTCAGTCCATTCGATCCGTCATGTTCGGCCACCCTCACAACAACGGCTGCCTCACCACCCGCATTGGCTGTGGTGGCAACTGAATCTACATATGCAGTCAGATTGATGCCACGCTCGGAGTCGGTGAACCCTTCAATGTGTAGCCCTCCCTGGGTAGAAACTCGTTTGGAAAAAGCTCCAAAAGTATCAGCCTCGGCAACACCTGTCATGTTATGCGATTGGTCTGATGAATTTAGTGAGAAAATATGGTTATCCGCAGCACCTTGATTGATCGTTATTCCCGTTGTTACATTGCCATTTGCCGTGTCGTTTAGGAAATAATGACCCGAGGGCTGAATGACGGCAGCCGAAGGGGTTAGTTTGATATTGTTTCCTTCGATAATAAGGTCAGTGCCATCTCCCTCGATCTTCTCTCCATCATCACCAAAAACAATGCCGACATCCGCAGGAATGTTGATATCACCAGAGCCATTTGGGGAAATAGATATGTCACCATTTGCCCCATCAACGATAGTGATGCTACCTGTCGTAGAGTTCCCTGTAGCAATTGTTATGTCTTGGTTACCAGATGACTTGAGTGTCCCGGCACCACTACCAGTGCCAATGACTACAGTGCCATTGATGGCTACCTCTCCATTGGTCGAGTTTGTTATTGTCTCGTCATTCTCCAAGATGATTCCAACAGATCCAGTGACATCTATGCTGACAGGAAAGGTAACACCTCCACCATCAGCTATAGTCATGGCATTGTCCCCATCAGTGTAGGCAATAGTTGCTGTCTGTACCTCTCCATCAAAACGAGAATTACCTGCATCCACCAATAGGGCGTAATTATTCGTGATGGTCTGATTGGTTCCTGCCGTAGCTGCTGCGTTGATATATAACGTGGCTGCATTTGTTGTCGTAACTGAAGAATTAGTAGCAGCCAAGGTTGGGGCTTCAAGCCTTACATGAGTATAGAGTGCTGCTGTTCCAGAACCCGATGTATTGCTGTCAGTAATCGTGCTTGTGTCGAGATGGATCATAGACCCATCACCTGGAGTAACCGACTTGTTGCCGTCCAGAGTCAACCCTGTCAGGGTTCCAAGAGACGTGATCCCCGATTGTGCTGCATCAACATTGATAACGCTTGATGCAGCAGTCAGCCCTGTTCCTGCAAACAAGGTGGCAACATCAGCTATGTTTTCCTTAGCATGGGTGCCTGTTGTTCCACCATCCAAGAAGAGGATATAATCCCCGTCTGCAATTGCAGCCTCAGTTGCTTCTGTCAAATCCACTGCAACGGCATCCGATGCTACATCTATCAACTCCCCTGCCCCTACTGCTAGAACGGAACTTGCTGCTGTCAGTCCTGCCCCTGCAAATAGCGTGGCAACGTCTGCCAATGCTTCCTTCTTTGTAGCATTGCTATCGGTGGCGTCCATAAATGCAATGTAGTCGCCGTCTGCGATAGCAACCTCACCAACTTCAGCCAGGTCTACGCTAAGAGTATGTGTAGTTCCCTCACCACTCGTGGCAGCATTTGAGTCAATGCCTGTTCCACCTGTAATTGTCGCTACATAGTTTCCAGTGGTATGAGTAGTAAGTGTTATCAGGTTATTGAGGCTGGTGGCTCCTGTTCCACCTTGATCAACCGCTAATGTAGTACCTTCCCAGGTTCCACTAGTAATAGTGCCAACCCCTGTGATATTTGATTGATTGGCAACTGTAACCAGTCCAGAACTGTTTAGAGCTTCCGTAGTTCCTGCATAGATACTACCGTCATATCGTACATTACCTGCATCAACCCATACCGCCCACGTTCTTGTTAGTGTCTCGTTAGTTCCTGCTGCTACTGCTCCACTCACATACAGCGTTGCTGCATCGGTTGTTGTAACAGATGAGTTTGTTGCTGCTAGTGTTGGAGCTTCGATATTGACGTGGGTGTATTTGGTAGCAGTTCCAGACCCAGAGGTGTTGCTATCCGTCACAGTGTGGGTATCAAGATGAATGGCCCCACCATCTCCGGGGGTCAGGCTCCTATTACCGTCTAAAATCAACTTCCCTGTGAGGGTTAGAAGGCCGTCTGCAACTGTCAGTAGGTCGGTATCATCAGTGTGCCCTATGGTCGTCCCGTTGATAAGAACGTTGTCGATATCAAGGCTCCCACCAGATATCAACCCAGTGGTCGTTATAGTGCTTGCACCCGTGTCTATAGTTCCAAAGCCAGAGGTAATCGAACCGCCATCAAGCGCACCGACTGAGGTGATTCCAGTTTGGGCTGCATCTACACTCAAACTATGAGCAATGCCCTCTCCTGAAGTAGCACCAGTTGATGTCAGTCCCGTCCCTGCCGTCACGGTCGCTACATAGTTTCCCGTAGTATGGGTAGTGAGCGTTATCAGGTTATTGAGGGTAGTTGCCCCTGTGCCTCCCTGGTCAACTGCAATGGTAGTTCCTTGCCATGTACCAGTAGTAATAGTCCCAACGGCTGTTATGTTGGTCTGTGATGCGGTGGTTAGCGTCCCGTCCAGTTCATTGACCGCTAGATTGGCAAGTGTGAATCCGCTTGTGGTGTTTACTGTAGTCGATGGTTCCTCGTGAGAATTACCACTTGTAGCGAATAATTTCCACTTATCCGAGTCCGAAGCATCCCGAAACAGTCCCGTAAACTTTTTGCCAGAGTCGGTATATTCTCCAAATATACCCAAGTCCACGGCATCGGCGTTGTTGTCATTCCCCAAATGGAAGAGCGGATCATCTATCACTACCGTGGAGCTAGTAACTGTTGTAGTTGTTCCATTGACCGTCATATTCCCACTGAATACAACGGTTCCTGCAATTGTTAGAGTCGAGCCATCGCTCGAAATGGATTCCCCACCACGATCATAGAAATATAGCGTATCTACTATGCGGACATCACCGTCAAGCACGTCCAAAGATGTCTGTCC